TATTAGTTTTGCACCTGCGGCACCTAATTGTTGGGCGGTATTGGTCAACCGTTTATCCTGCTGAGATACCCCTGTCAACTTACCAGCTGCCGCAATTGTGGCGGCCCCGCCTGCAATTACTGCACTTCCATAAACTAATGAAGTTCCCGTTCCTTTTGGATTTATTTTATCTCTTACACTATTATTAGCTGCAGAAGTTTGCGCAGAAAGTGTCTTATATGTGTTGTCTTTGACAAATTTTGATTTGCCTCGAACATTTATAAAAAAAGTAACGTAATGTTGTAAATCTGGGGATATCCCTAATCCGTCGGGGTAACTATAGGTTCCAATTTTGTAACCCTGTGATCTTAGTTCACCGCCTAAGTCTTGTGTATTAACAGCCATTTGTTTCCTATAAATATTATAGTTATTAATTATTTATATGAGTTATGTACACCAAAACCTACAAAGGCCGCTTTAGAGTAGCAAATGCTGCAAAATATAAGGGAGATATCACAAATATTGTGTATCGCTCCTTGTGGGAACTTAAATTCATGAAATGGTGCGATTCTAGTGTGTCTGTAGTTGAATGGGGTTCAGAAACAGTAATTATCCCATATATTTCGCCAATAGATAATAAAGTCCATAGATATTTTGTAGATTTTTATATAAAAGTGCGGACGAAGGCAAACAGCATTGAAAAATATTTAATAGAGATAAAACCAGAAAAATTTACTAAACCTCCAGAAATACCTAAAAAAAGAACTAAACGATTTATAGATGAGGTGTTTCAGTATGGTGTAAATGATGCTAAATGGAAAGCAGCATTTGAATTTTGTAAAGATCGTAATATGAAATTTGTTATTTTAACAGAAAAAGACTTGGGAATAAAAACATCAAATGCCAACAAAGAATCCGTTTGAAACAATAAGATTGAATGCTGCAGGGCAAGAAAAATCTTATCAATGGTATAGACAACAGGTATTAAATCTCGGTAAGATGGCGTCGTCTACTGGCCAGGTTTTAAGAGATACACCGATGGTCACTTCTATAATGCCAGGTGAGATGTACCTTTTTATGTACGACCCAAAATTTAAAAACGAATTACCCTATTATGATAGATTACCATTGGTATTGCCATTTAGAAAAGTCCCGGGCGGATTTTATGGAATTAATCTACATTATTTGCCTTACTTAATGCGGTTTAGGATTTTAGAAATCTTAACACAATACGCAGTATCAACGAATGAAGATACAAGAATTAAACTTTCTTGGAAGTTGTTAGATTCAACATCAAGATTACAACCCGCTAAATTTGCAGTAAAACACTATTTAAATAATCACGTACAGTCTAGATTTTATAAAATCCAATATGCAGATTGGGTAACAGCATCACAATTACCTGTTGAAAAATTTGTTGGCGCACAAAAGACTGCGGTGTGGCAAGATGCAAATAGAAGTCAGCAATAAGGAAACAAATGGCCAATTTTAATTTAAATAACTTTATAACTGAAGTAAGCAGAAGGGGTGTATCTAGATCAAATAGATTTGAGGTACAAATAACTCCTCCAAAAAGTTTGACAAACCTTACAGACGATGGTAGATTAGTTAATTTATATTGCGATATAACTAATCTACCTGGAATGTCTATTATTACAAAAGCATTGAGGTTATACGGCCCTGCATATCAAAGACCAATCTCATCTGAGTTTAATGGCGAAGCAATTAATATGACATTCTATTTGGATAGAGATATGAGAATTAAAGCATTCTTTGACGCTTGGATGTTTAGTACAGTAAATCAAAATTCGTTTAATGTTAATTATGCTGACAATTATACAACCACAATTAAAATATCTCAGCTGGATGAAAATGACAATGCAACCTATTCTGTTTATTTGAAAGATGCATTTCCTAGAGCAATGAGTTTGGTAGATTTAAGTGCAGGTGCAACAAATCAAGCAGGCAGATTAAATATGACATTTGCCTATAGAAAGTGGACCGCTGAGCATAAAACAAATATGAATCCATTACTAACATCCACTGTAACACGACTATAAGATAAGGATATATTATGGCGCTGCCTATATTAGAAACACCAAGTTATGAATTGATACTACCTTCTACAAATAAAAAAGTAAAGTATCGACCATTTTTAGTAAAAGAATATAAGATACTTTTAACAACTGTAGAAGCAGATGTTAATGAAATAACTAGAATTGTAACTGAATTAGTTGATAATTGTACGTTTAATAAATTAGATATTTCAAAGCTTGCACATTTTGATGTAGAATACTTATTTTTAAATATTCGCGCAAAATCAATAAGCGAAACTGCAGACATTGTAATTAATTGTGATTGTGGCACAAAAATAGATTATACTTTGGATATAACAAATTTAAAAGTTGTTAAAGATGATAAATCAACAAATAAAGTAATGTTGACTGAAGATGTAGGGGTAGTATTAAGATATCCCAAGTTTGAGGAAATGTTAGATATACGAGACAATGCAAACAGTACTCGTGTTGTAGAATTAATAACAGATTGTGTAGATGCAGTTTTTACAAAAGATGACTATTTCGATAAAACATCTTATACAAATGAAGAACTAAGTTCGTTTATTAGTTCATTCACTAAACAACAATTTGATAAACTTGAGGAATTTTTTAGAAATATTCCAAAAATAGTACAGCATATTGAAGTAGATTGTCCAAGTTGCAAAAAACATAATGAAGTAGATTTAGAGGGTCTACAAAATTTTTTCGTCTAACTCTTTCTCACGAAAGTTTAGTTAACTATTTTCAATTGAATTTTTCGTTGATGCAGCATCATAAATACTCATTAACAGAAATCGAAAATATGTTACCGTGGGAAAGAGAAATTTACGTAGCATTGTTAGTAAACTATATTAATGAAGAGAATGAAAAAATAAAAGCTAAAAAAGCAAGGAGTTAATATGTTTGGTAAAAATAAAACTGAAGAAGTTGTAGTAGAAAAAGCAGAGAAAAAACCCGATGAAGATTGGATGACCAAAAAATGGCGTCCAATGATGGCAATGATGTATATGACTTGCTGTTTATTCGATTTTGCTTTATTCCCAATTATGTTTACTGTTGTACAGTTCTGGGAAGTTCAAGCTGCAAATGACGCATTTAGACAATGGGTCCCAATTACACTACAAGGCGGCGGATTATTTCACGTGGCTATGGGTGCAGTATTAGGTGTTTCTGCTTATGGTAGAACACAAGAAAAAGTTGCAGGGGCGGCCAATATTTCAACGAGTGTTCCGACTCCAGAGTTAAGCAGCGCACCTCCTGCTCCTAGTTCTTTCGGCGGTGGATTTAATTCGGCACCGGTAACAACCGCAGCTGCTCCTTCAAATTCGTTTGGCGGAAGTTTTGATTCTGCGCCCGCCGACATAGGTTTTGGCGCACCTACAGCAGCACCTAAACCAATCGTTAGAAGACCAGTATAATGGCAAACGCAATAAAAGATCCAATGGACAGATTGTCCGAAATTATACAGGGCGAAAAAAGTCCCTTTGTAGAACTAGCTGAAAGGATGAAGGAAACATCTAAGGATGTTAAAAACCTTAATATGTCTATTTTGGATCTTGCCATTGCGCTTGAAAAACGAGCAGGTGTTAAAACAGATAAAAAAGATACTAAAGAAAAAAAAGAAAAAACTCCAGAATTTAGAAATCTTGGAGTAGATCTAAAAGCCGATCTTAAAGATTTTGCGAAGGGATTTGTATCTACATTTACTACTAATAGTTTTGCAGAACGTCTAATAGGCAAATCCGAGATGCCTGCAAATGTTGAGAAACCAACTATTTCCGATATTGAAGATACTGTTGAAACCATTAAACCAGCAGACAATACAACTGCCACGGTTGAAAATAAAGATCCATTAGAAACAGATCAACCTAAAGAGTTGCCCAATCAAAACAAAATTTTAGCAGATATGGTTGCGGTATTAATTGATTTGCGAGATGATAAATCCCAAAAGCAATTACTAGGTGAAGCAATTGCTATTAAAAAATTAATAACAGATCAAAACAACGCAACTAAATTGTCTGGCGGCATAGAACCCAATAATGAAGAAGCTAAGCAGGAAGATCGAGAAAAACTTGCAGAAGCAATTGCGAGAAAATTAGGTGAAATTATAGGAGGTATGGGAAATTTGGGGTCCATTGTTCCAGATGTGGATAAAGATGGTAAAAAGAAACCAGGTGGCGGTGGAGGTAAGACCGGCGGGGGAAAAGGAAAACTTGCCGTTCCTGGGTTGACGGCGGGGATGATTGGATATGATCTTTACGAAGCCGGTCGTACAGAGGTAAAAACAGACGATGAGGCCAAAAATGCTGTATCAAATGCAAATAATGCTGGCGTCAAGGCAATTAGAGAGAGCATATTAGGACCAGATACACCAAAAGAAAAAATACCACTAAAAGAATCATTAAATCCAGGGGAGGAGTTGGTGCCTACCTTGAGCAAGCCTCCAAAAAAAGTTTCTACAAAAGAATCATTAAATCCAGGGGAGGAGTTGGTGCCCGCTATGGAAAGCACCTTGAGCAAGCCTCCAAAGAAAATTTCTACAAAAGAATTAAAAAACATAAACACATTTTTAAATGAACAACAGGAAACACAAAAAGATAAACTTAAAGATGCCCCTTGGTATACTAAAATGTTTGGTATAGGTAAAGAAGACTATTTAAAAACATTACCAGTTCAGAAAACCAAAGAAGAAGAAGCATCGGAATGGATGCAACGACAAATAGAACTTCAACGAACGTATCCGAATAAAAATACAAGCCCAAAAATACCAGCAGTTACTCCAAAATCTACAGAAAATAATGTTGGTAAAATTTTAGAGCAAGTAACAGATAAAAATACAGAGTTTAAAATGTTTAATATTGGGGAAAAGCCTACACAAATGATAGCGCCTATTATATCCAAACAGACTATAAACAATACAGAACAAACAATGATAACAAATCCGCCTAGTCCTAATTCAATATCAAATTCAATGATTAGGTGGCAGGATAAA